CCGGCGGCACCATCGAACTCGGGTGGTCGTCGTCCGCGGTGGAGCTCGCGCAGCGGCCGGCGGGCCTGCTCATCGTCGATGAAGAGGACCGGATGGCCGGCGACGTCGGGGGCGAGGGCGACCCGGTCGAGATCCTGCGCGCCCGCTCACGCACCTTCGCGGAACGCACGCTCGTTCGCGTGTCCTCGCCCGGCCGCGCCGAGTCGTCCCGCATCGAGCCCGCGTACGAGCGCGGCGACCAGCGCCACTGGCTCGTGACGTGTCTCGAGCGGAAGTGCGGCACGCGGCAACCCGTGAACTTCGCGCATATGCACTGGGAGCACCGGCGCCCCAAGACCGTGCGGTTCATCTGCGAGGCCTGCGGCGCCCTCGTCGGTGAAGATGCGAAGGCCGAGCTCATCCGGAGCGGCGCGTGGGTGGCGTCGGTCCCCGAGCGACGCATCGCCTCGTTCCACGTGCCGGCGTGGATCTCGCTCCTCATCTCGTGGGAAGACCTCGTGGAGGAGTGGCTCGACGCGCAGGGCAGACCACTCATGCTGCAGGCGTTCGTGAACACGGTGAACGCCGAGAGCTTCGAGGAGAAAGGGAGTCGGGTCGCGACAGCGGAGCTTGTCGATCGGCTCGAGCCGTTCTCCGACGCCGAGCGGCCCGTGGTCCCGGAACGCGCCGGTTTCCTCACCATGTCCGCGGACGTGCAGAAGGACCGCATCGAAGTCGACGTCGTGGGCTGGGGCGAAGGGGAGGAGAGCTGGCTCACCTGGCACGTGGAGCTGCCCGGGGACCCGGGCCACCTGGGCGCGGGCCCGTTGGAGAAGCAATCGGATGAGCAGGCGTGGGTGTGGAAACGCCTGCTCGAGGTGATCACGCGTCCCTACCCGCATGCGTCGGGCGGGACGCTCACCGTCCAGGCCGGGCTGATCGACTCGGGCTACCAGGCGGAATCCGTCTACCGGTTCGTGAAGCCGCTCCAGCACCGGCGCATCTGGGCGTCGAAGGGGATGGGCCAGGACGGCGACCCGCTCGTCGCGCGGCCGCAGAAGCCCCGCGACGGGATTCTGCTCTGGAAGATCGGCACGCTCACCGCGAAGGACCTGATCTTCTCGCGGCTCCAGCTGACCGAGGAGGGCCCGGGCTCCATCCATCTGCCGACCTGGATCACGCACGAGTACCTGCTCGAGCTCACGGCCGAGCACGTGCGCCGGCGCTGGCGGAGCGGCCGGCTGCGGCGCGTCTACGAGCTGCCGCAGGGCCGCCGGAACGAGGCGCTCGATCTCTGGGTCGGGAACCTCGCGGCGCTCCACGCGATGGGGCCCGCGGTGACACAGCAGCTCGGCCGGTTCGTCGCGGCGCTCCAGGGGAAGCCGGTTGCGGATGATGCTGGGGCGCCGGCGTCCCAGCCGCCGCCGCGCCGCGGTGGCGGCTGGATCGGCGGGTGGAACCGGTGACGGCGCCCAGGACGGTGATGCTGGGGCTCGCCTCGCGCTGCCCGGGCTGTGGCGCCTTCGAACGGCGCCGCCTCTTCGTCTGGGAGCAGGCCCGCTGGGCGGACGAGCATCCCGAGCGCCCGATCGAAACCGTCCAGTGCTACCGCTGCGGCACGCGCTACATCGTCTGCGCGAAGCACTATCAGCGGGCGGTGCCGATACCAGATTTGTGAGGCCGCGGTTGACAGGGGGTCACCGCCGGCCCTAGATTCGCGTCGACAAGCCAACACCGGCCAGCAGTAGAACGGCCCTGTCCTCCCGATCGGAGGCCGGGGCCGTTTCTCGTTTCTGGGAGGTCCGTGCACGATCCGATCCCGACCTGCGAACCGCGGAGCGTCACCGCCGGCGACACCTGGCAGTGGCGTCGACGGGTCGCCGGCCATCGGGCGGACGATGGGTGGGGGCTCGTCTACTATCTACAGGGCCCGAGCAACGGCGAGTTCGCCGGCGTCGCGGAAGCGGACGGCAACGGCTGGCTCGTCACCGTCGCGCCCGAGGACACGCAGGGGCTCGATCCCGCCGGCTATCAGCTGCATGGGTTCGTGCAGAAGCTCGTCGCGAGCGTGGTCACCGAGCGGCATCGGATCTACCAGGACGGCCTCGCCGTCCTCGCGAACCCTGCCGTCCAGGAAGCGCCGCGCCGCTCGCACGCGCAGGAGATGTACGAGCTCCTCACCGCGGCGATCGAGGGCCGCCTGTCCGCCGACCGGGAGCAGGTGATCATCGACGGCACGCAGATCACCCGGATCCCGCACGGCGACCTCGAGCGGAAGCGCGGCATCTACGCCGAGCTCGTCCGCCAGGAACTCGACCCCCACCGCAGTCCCATCCGCTCCGTGGTGACCCGCGATGCGGTCTGAGCTCCGCTGGCTCTCCACGCGCCTGGCCGGCCTCCTCGCCGGGCCGCTCGCGCCGCGCGGCGCCCGCGTCGTGCTGTCCGAGGACCTGCAGGGCGCGCTGAGCCGCATCGGGGGCGGCGGGCGGATGGGCCGGCTGTGGCAGGACTGGATCCTCCGGCCGATCGAGTCGATCGACCAGGAGGTCCTGCGCGATCTGCGGCGGGCGCGGCGCGGCTCGCGCGAGCTCGTGGCGACGTGGGGCCCGCCGGCGCGCTGGGTGCGGCTGGCCGAGGAGCAGATCATCGGCCACCAGGGCATGCAGTTCCGCGCCCAGCTCAAGAAGCGCGTCCGGACAGATCAGGGCATGGCGCTCGTGCCGGACCTCGAGCGGAACCGGCGGATCGAGCGCGCGTGGTATCGCTGGACGCGTGCCGACCAGTGTGACGTTGCGGGACGCCTCACCTTCCAGACGCAGGAACGGCTGTTCGTGAAGACGTGGGCGCGGGACGGCGAGGCGCTCGCGCGTATGGTGCCCGGGTTCCCGAACGCCTTCGGCTTCGCGCTGCAGCAGCTCGATCCGGATCAGCTCGACGATCGCTACAGCCTGCCCGCGGGCCCGGGGCAGAACGCGATCCGGGCCGGGGTCGAGATCGACGGCTGGGGCCGGCCCGTCGCGTATCACGTGTTCACGGCGCACCCGAACGACCTGACGCGCGAACGGGTGCGCGAGCGCGTGCCCGCCGACCAGATCCTGCACCACTTCGAGCACCAGCGCGCCGGCCAGTCCCGCGGGGTGCCGCGGCTCCTGAGCTCATTCATCGCGGCCAAGATGACGGCGGGCTACGAGGAGGCCGAGGTCACGGCCGCGCGCTCGAACGCCATCCGGATGGGCTTCTACAAGCGCGATCCGGCAGCCGTGCCCGCGCCTGGCTCGGCGGCGGACAAGGCCGAGGACCGGATCTTCTGGGAGGGCGAGCCCGGGCAGTTCGGACTGCTGCCGGCCGGGTGGTCGGTCGACAACTGGGCGCCGACGCATCCGACGGCCAACGCGCCGGCCTTTCTCAAGATGATGATGCGCTCGATCGCGCTCGGCGTCGCGACGGCGTACAACACGTTCGCGAACGATCTCGAGGGCGTGAACTTCTCGAGCCTGCGGAGCGGGACGCTGGCCGAACGGGATCGCTGGCAGGTCGACCAGCAGGACATGATCCCAGCCTACCACCTCCGGATCTTCCCCCTGTGGGTCGCGTGGGCTGTGCTCAAAGGCCAGCTCCGGCCGGAAGACATGGAGGTCGTCGACCCGGAGTTTCACAGCTTCCAGCCCCGCGGCTGGCCCTGGGTGGACCCCCTCAAAGACGTGCAGTCCGACATCCTCGCGATCCGCGCGGGGCTGTGGTCGCGCACGCGCGCCACGGCGGCGCGGGGTGTGGACCTGGAGGAGGTCCTGCAGGAGCTGGCCGCGGAACAGGCGCTCGCCGACGAGCTCGGGCTCGACCTCGAGACCGATCTCGGCGGCCGGCCGATCGACACGAGTACCGACGAGGGAGGCAGCGATGGCGGAGACCGAGCGGTTCCGGGTCCATGGGGCGACGGCGGCCGCAGCTGGCGACGCGCCGGAGCCCGCGTACAAGGCCCGGCGCGAGGCGGAGATGCGCTCGCTGATCCAGGAGCGCCTGCGAACGGACGGGGCGCCGCTCCTCCAGTGTGAGATCGTCCACCGCGCGCTCCCAAAGGTGCCGACGCAACGCGCGGCACGGCAGGAGGACGACGACGAGGGCGGCAAGGACCAGGGCGAGGGCGGGACGCAGTTCGCTGACGAGGATTCGGTCGGCCGCGTCGCCCTCTCGAGCGAGACGCCGATCAAGCGCGTTGGCTGGTTCGGCGACGTGTGGGTCGAGATCCTCGACCACGGCGACGGCGCGATCCGGATGGAGCGGGTCGAGCAGGGCCTCGCGATGCTCGCCGAGCACGCCCGGGTGCGGCTCGCGGGGAAGTGGGTCGAGGGCGCGGTCGAGGACGGCGTACTCCGCGCGAAGCCGGTGTTCAGCCGGAACGCGTTCGCGACCGAGGTGCGGCAGGACGTGCTCGACGGGATCCGCTCGACGACGTCGATCGGCTACCGCGTGTGGAACGCGCAGCTCGAGGCCGTCGACGAGGACGGGGTCGAGACGTGGCGGTTCACGGATTGGGAACCGCTCGAGGCCTCGTGGGAGGTCATCCCGGCCGACCTGGCGGTCGGCGTCGGGCGCAGTGCAGCTCACCAACCGGCCGGCAGGCCCAAGGAGGAGGACGACATGGCGAAGCGTGATGAGGGAACGCAGCCGGCCGGCGCAGGCGCTGGCCAGCGGGCCCACGACGACGGCGCGAACGGCAACCGCGGCGAGGGTGACGCGCCCCGCGTGACCGTCGAGGACCTCCGCAAGGAGGAGACGACCCGGATCCGGCACCTGCGCCAGCTCGGGCAGCTGCACCGGCTCGAGGAGACCCGCGTCGAGAAGTGGATCAACGGGGGGACGGAGTTCGTGGACGCCTCGCGCGAGCTGCTCGAGCACGCGCGGAAGCACCCGCCCACGCCGACGACCCCGCCCTCCAGCGCCCGGGACCCGCTTGGGCTCTCCGAGCAGGACCGGCAGCGGTACAGTCTCCGGAGCGCGATCCTCCAGATCCTGGAGCAGCGGAGCCCGGGCGAAGGCGAAGAGCCGGGCTTCGAGACGGAGGTCTCCCGCGCGCTCGAGAAGTACGTGCCCGGCGAGTACAAGCGGCGCGGCGGCATCCTCGTGCCGAGCGGGATCCTGCAGCGGTCGGGCCAGCTGGACGGCCAGGCGCTGCAGCGGCTGAGCTCCATGCTCAGCGCCACCCAGCGCCGGCAGGCCCTGCAGCTCATGACCCGGGCCGGCCTCGACACCCAGACCCAGTTCAAGGGCCAGGAGGCGGTGTTCGAGGAGTTCGTCGGCTTCATCGAGCTGCTCCGCACGCGGGCGATGGTGCTGCAGCTCGGCGCCACCTTCCTGCCCGGGCTCCAGGGGAACGCGAGCTTCGTCAAGCAGACGGCGGCCGCGGTGGCCGAGTGGGTGGCGGAGAATCCCGGCGCGGACGTCTCCGACACCGAGCTCGCGCTCGCCCTCGTGACGCTCATCCCGAAGACGCTCATGGGCTCGACGTTCTACACCCGCCAGCTGCTCCGGCAGGCGGTGATCGCGGTCGACGCCCTGGTCGAGATCGACCTGGTGGCCGTCCACGCCCGGGCACTCGACAAGGCGGCAATTCACGGCTCGGGCGCCAACAACGAACCCGAGGGCGTCTACCTCGCGACCGGCGTCAACGCCGTCGACTTCGCGGGTCCGGTCACCTACCCCAAGATCGTCGAGATGGAGACGGCGATCGCCGAGGCCGACGGCGACGTCGACTCGATGGCGTACCTCACCACCCCGGGAATCCGGGGGGCCGCGAAGACCACCCTCACGTTCCCGGGGGCGAATGCGGCCGCCGGCGGGCCGATCTGGACCGGCAGCGTGCGCGAAGGGATGATGAACGGCTACCGCGCGGCCGCGTCGAACCAGGTGCGGGCCGACCTGGGCGCCACGCCGACGCCCGCGGACCACGGGCTCGTGTTCGGCG